GCGATGCGGTTGCCGCGCGTCGCACTCGTCGCGCACGAGCTTGGCGGAAGCGTTGAACTCCATACGGAGATCAAGGCGGATGCCAGCCCGCACGAGACGATTATGAAGGCGCACGTAATCATGAGGTCTATGGCAGACATCTTTCTGATAGCAGGGAGTAACCTCCACGCCATCAAAATAATGCTTACCACAAGACTCATAAAAACGACTGCCTTCACCAAAAGATTTGTCGTGATTAACATCAAAACCAGCCCACGTTAAGATTTCTCTTACGGAAGGCTCGTCTTGGTTAGACACGATCAGATCATCGCCGTATACGGACACATCATTCACACTTACACAGCTACAGAGAACGTAGAACAACAAACTCTCTAATTCAAAAGTATAGGCATTGCCCATACTAGAAAATTTAGAAAGAATGTAGTAACGTCCTCCATAGAGGGTAAGTGGTGAACGTACCGCATCAAGCAGCTCAAACCAATCTCTTGGTAGAAGCAGCTTGACGAGGTTGATGCAAAGTGTATCACTTGCCGAACTCAGATCGAGAGTTGAGAGACCCTCGAAAATCGCTCGACGAGCCAGATCTTGATTGATCGTCTGGTCATCAAGATCAACACCAGAACGTTTAAGGCGATGCCTAATAAAACGACCGATACCTTGCTGAATATAACTATTCAGGGTTGGTTCGGCGGCTATTGGGCGATCAGTCTTAGCGTTCTTTGGCACCATCACCATACGGTTTGCCCGAACAACCTTAAGGTTGCGCAGGGGACCGACGAGCGACGCCGCATAGCGATCGCCAGAAAGAATCTGGCAAGCTATCGGAATCGCATCAAAGGTGACGGAAGGACGACGATATTTCTCGGAATGCGTGCTACCTCGACGTAAGTCAAAGGTCGCACCGTTTCCGAACCGGCACAGCTGAGAAATGGCATCCATATTAACAGGGCCAAGAATTGAAGCGACTTTTCGCTGAGCATCGGAAATGATACTCGGCGCCACAGAGTAAAAACCTGTAGCAGCTTCAAGACTTAAACGTCTGTTCGTTTGGAAGCACTTCAACTCGGATTTCAACCAAGTAGCTAATGCAACCGAAGAGGGCGAAACGTCCATTTTTATCCCTTTCCACTTGCGTAGAAAGGAATAATAGGCGTATGCTTTCTTGAATTGCAGAGCACAGCTATACTGCGATGGATTTACTTCCCTTGCAAGATAGTCTTGCCAGTTAGAAAACACATCGCTCGGGACGAGCGCTTCACGCAAAGACTTCATCACTGAAATCTCGACATTCTCAGAATGTTGCGTTTTCATTCGGGGTCCTTTAGAAGAACGGACTTACTGGATGTATGTGAGATTCTCGATCACATTCTTAATTTGAGTGTTGATCAGAGAATTCATCATCATCAGACGCAAGTCCTTCCGATTCTGAAGTGAAGCACGCTCGGGCAGGACGAACTCAGTGAACGCGCGCGAAGTGTAAGCGATCGTCGGAGCAGGAGCAATACCGGTCACCGTGGAATTACTCACGGTTTCCAGAATCGGCTCATGCAACGTGACCAAAACACGATACGCGCGTCCATCAGAGCTCGCACCTGCCGGTGCGACCTGAGGGCGTTTCAGGAGAACAGACAGTTTCCAGAAACCAATTGCATTGGCCTGGGACTGATCTTCAAACCAGAAAACGCCGTTAGGGTCGCGCCCGATCGGCACGAAGGTGTGGGTCACAGGGGTCGCCTGTGCATCATCAAGAGTGATGTTAGAGGCCAAAATGGCTCCTACGTTAACTGCATCACTGCAGCTTGTTGATTAACGACGACCAAGGAATTGCGCTAAGAGCGCAGCTCCATTGAGAAGTCGAGACGAACCAAGATCCGCTCGGAAAGACGGAAGTTGGGGGACAGGGTAGCCGTTCAAGATACT